CGTCATCTGGTGTATCTTCGCTTAATTCGATCACGGGTGCGGCCAACATCACGGCGGGATCCAACGTCACTGTCACGCCTGCCGGTCAGAACATCCAGATCAGCTCGACCGGCGGCGGCGGTGCGCTTAATATCACCCGCGCGCAAATCCCGACTAGCAATTTATCTGGAGTTTCGTCGCTTGTGCTCGTTGGCTATTCGAGCCCAAATGATCCAGGCAGTGGAGCACCGATGACATGCGTGGGGCAGACCATAAACAGCCCTGGTGCCATCATCGACAGTGCTGGAAATTGGTGTGCCTTCGATGTCAAGCGCATCAACAACACGGAAGGATTCCGATTCGGCTGGTTTGGCGCCAAAGGCGATGGGGCCGCCGATGACGGCCCTGCCATGCAGCAGACTTTTGACACGACCCTTAAAACCGGCGTCAATCAAGTCTATTGTGCGAATGCCATAGATGGCGGCTACTCATACACTCAGCCATTGTTTTATGACCCTCCCGGGAGCCTGCGGGGCCAACCAAATTATAGCGCGCCGGGCATTCAAGGCTTCTATAGTCCCGGCTATGTTGTTACGTCTCCACAAGTTGCGACGACTCTCACTGCTGCCGGTAGCGGCAGTACAGCTACACTGACCTTTGCGGCTCAGCCGGTAGCTCCTGCGGTTGGATCGACGATTCAGGTCTCAGGGGTTACGCCTATAGGCTACAATGGCAATTTCACGGTTATTTCTTCGTCTACCACCTCAGTGACCTATGCCAACATTACGACGGGTGCGCAGAGCGTAGCGGGCACTGTCACGGCGGTTATTCCATACGTTAACAATACTACGGATTTAGCTCACGGTATTCCGGGAAATCCGCCAGCCTCGCCGGACTACAGCGGCGTCGGTATGGATTTCGCCTATAAAATTATTAATTCAACATCAGCTGTTACTTACAATCCCACTTATACTAATGCCAGGATCAATGCTCTGGCCGCAGCCTCGTTCAAGGGTAGCGGCGCAATTAGCACCCCAGTTGTTATTGCCAAGACTACATACCAACTGCCGGGAACTCCCACCAATGTAACCACTACCTTTCTGACTGGTGCCCTAGTTACGGTTGCGGTCGTAGACGTAAGCGGAAACGGCATTACCAGTGTGACCGATAGCCGTGGCAATACCTACACGCAGGCGGCGTTTGTGGACAATCCTACGGTCGGCGGTATTTATATATTCTATACTATCCTGGCCGCGCCCGGTATAACTGCCAATTTCGACACCATCACGGTCAACGGCCCGAGTGGCTTCTTCATGATTGCGACCGGCACGACCGGTATAACTGGTACCCCGCTCGACAAGACTAATACTACCAACAATACGTCAAGTCCGACCAATTCGCCAAGCGTTTTATTACCGTCTAGTGGTAGTTTCACTCAGGCAAACGAGATTGTTTTTGCCGCCTTTGAAACTCCCAGTGCTCCAGCTCTTGCGGGCTTTACCGAGAGTGCAGGCTTTACTACGACCACGCCCTATCTGTGGACGCCAGGAGATTGGCAATCTGGCACTACCTACAAAGCGGGCGATGTCGTTGTGCAGTTTGGTTTGTTGTACCGATCGATGCAACAAAACAATATCGGCAACAGCCCAAAAGCCGAACTCAGCCTCAACAACCCATTGTTCAATTGGACGCCGATAAGTGTTGCGGCGATAAGTACTGTTTCTGCGGTACTGCGTGGGCCGCCACAGGTATCCACCAGCGGCCCACGGGTGAGCTGTGTGCTCAAGCCTAGTTATAACAACAGTGTGGGGTTGGCGTTGGCACCAAGTCAAAACGGCATGACCGTGGACAGTGTCAATATATGGGCATCAAACGGTGGCGTTCATTGCGGCCAGCCGGGAACCGGGGCCGGGATCGTCATTCTCAATGGCGCAAATCAAACTTTGATCAAGAATACTTGGGTTCAGAACTTTTATTTCCCGGTCATTGCCGGCGTTAATAGCATTCAGGATTTGAATGTGAATGGCGGTAGTTTGGCTGCCGAGAATAAATTCGACCATTTTCGCGCTGCTAATGGATGTATCGGTCAGGCCACGGTCAACACGCAAGGATTTGTAAATTCGATCATCGAGAGCGATGTTGAGGCCAACACCAATGTGCTCAATACATCATCTCTTGGGACAGTTATCTTGGGTGGCAATTATAGCGAGGAAGGCAATCAAACCGTCGGGAACAGCTATCCGGATCGAAGCTTCCCGATTACAGTCAGCAGTGCTCTGTATGACGCTGGTGGGATTCTAATTAACGGCACAGTAAATGATGGCGCCAGCTTCACCGGGGTAATTAGCGGCAATACGCTAACTGCGTCGGCTGTTACCGGCACGATCAATGTCGGCGATGTGCTCAGCGCCCCATCCGGAAATATTATCAACGGCAACAGTATCACCGGTCAAATTTCCGGTACTCCTGGTGGCGCGGGCACCTACAGTATCGCTTACAGCAATACGCTTGGTTCTCAGCCTATGCTGACGGGCGATAATTTGCTCAATGCGCCCGATGTTGTGCTGTGCGGTCCTGACCCTGTTCTCCCTGTACATTTTTGGAATGGACCTTATTCAGAAGTTCTTAGTGGGGCGGATTTCTTTGGCTCAATCAGCGGTACGGCCCTGACAGTATCATCGGTGGCTAGCGGTGCGCTTGCCATAGGACAGGAAATTACTAGTCCTAATGTGAGCGCCTACACAACTATTACTGCCGGTGGCGGTAGCAATTGGACCCTCAGCAATAGTCAGGGGACTATTCCGGCTGGGACAGAATTTACAAGCGGCAATCATTATGCCACCGGCAACAACACCTGTAATCAGGCCGTCTACAATACTTGGATTTTTGATCCAAAAGACGCATCCAGCAATTTTCTATATGGTTTGATACCCGCTGTTCTTGTCAGCTACAACCGAAATACCCACGCAGCAAAATGGAGAGTGATTGACGAGTGGTATCAGGGTTGGGGCGGCAATTGGGGCGGAGCAGCCGCAACAGCTCTAACCACTGCACTTGCTGCTCAGACCAGAGTTGCGGCTGTGGAGAAAGCACGGGTGTTTGTTGGCACGGGCATTACCGTTGATAGAGTGCACATCGAAAACGTAATGCCATACCAGCTAGTGGATAATCACTATGGTTTTGGTGCTCCGGCAGCAACGACAATCAGGAACATGTATATCGGTGCCAACCCGGCGCGATTTGGTAACGGCGCTACTGGTCAGAGTTACGCCGCGCAAGCATTTTCGTTTATCAATGTAAGCGCGAACGGCGGCAATATTCTGCTTGAAAATCTTTGTTGTAACATCACTGCCTCTGGCAACTCCGATGATAACCTGATGATCGACTTTGGTGCTCCGCAAGTAGCCCAGGACCAGGGTCAACTGAAGGTCATGGGGGGCAGCTTCGGGCGGTTCAATTTCCGCTATCCTGCTAATGGCTCTGGCCGCTGGAATATGACCGGCCAGTATGGCGGGTACGGCTCGGCGTTTCTTGGCGCAGGCAGTTATGAGACTACTCCCTTCATCGGTATTAATAGCGTTGCATCTAATCCATCCGGCATTTCTCCAGGCAACGGAGCGGAGCTTCAACGCACTCAGGGCACCTTTAATTCGGGACCATATTCTGGGGTGCGGCCTGCGCCGTGGACTACGCCCTGCATCTCCGGGTATGACCTGGGAACCTTGTTGGGCACGTTGCCGACAATTGGTGTCGGCCCGAATTGGGTAGTGCCATATCCGGTACTGTGGTCGGGGCAACAATATAAGGTGTGCGATTGGAATCTAACGCCTCTAGGCGCTTTCAATGCCGGTGTTACTTATGCGCAGGGCCAATTGGCCACATCGGGCGGCACGACCTATCTGTCAATACAGAACGGCAATATCGGCCATACGCCACCCAACGCGACATTCTGGTGGCCATTCCACTACGGAATTGTCTCAAATCATGGACCTGGTTTTTCATTGGGACAGAATATTACCACAACACAGATGGGCGCTGGCTTTACCTGGTCTACCACCAACAACTCGCCATTCATTCCCATATTCAGCTCCGGTGGGCCTGTGCAGAATGTCGGATTGTTCTGGCCTGGTTTGGTCATCAATCTTGCTGGGACACAAGCCGGATGCACAAACTCTGAGACCTTCATAGTCCGCGAAGTGCATTACCAGCTAGGCTATCTTGCCATATTCCGGGCAGATAGCGACAGTGCAGGAGCTATCCTGCCATCATTCAGTCCCGGCAGTCCGTTTGTTTGCTCCAACAACACGATCGGCCAATCCGCCTATTCGTTTACAAACCTGAACTGATGGCCACGCAGCTCACCGGTTTGGTTGATGGCAGCAACAATGCGATCGTTGATGCCAGCGGCAACTGGATTGTGATCAGTACTTTCGTGCCCGACGTTATCCTGTCTGGTCGAATGGGCGCGGTTAATTTGTCGAATCAATTCGCGGCCGACGTCGAACCTTTTATTGATCACGACATCTTATGGCGGCGCCGATAGAAAATCGCGATGATATGATCCGCTATCTGGGCAAGAACCGGATCGCGGCACACCAGATATTGTTTAAGCATCGTCATCCCGATCTGACGCCTGACTTCCACGCCCGTATCGCTACGCTTTGGCATTCGCATCTTCCGCGCGGCCTGGTCATGGCATTCCGTGAGGCTGGCAAGAGTACGATCGCCGAGGAAGCGATCATCCTGATGGCGCTTCTACACGAGTTCAAGAATGGCGTGATTATTGGTGAGAACGAGGCGCGCGCGGCCGATCGGCTCAACTCGATCAAATACGAGCTTCTCATGAACGAGCAGATTCGCGCACTGTTCGGTGAGCAGATGGGCGAGGTCTGGGGCTACGCGAAAATCATCTTGCGCAATGGCGTCATCATCCAGGCAATCGGGCGCCGCCAGGAGGTGCGCGGCATGAAACATCTCGATACCCGGCCTGATCTCTTGTTTGGTGACGATCTCGAGTCTAAGGAGCATGTGCGTGATGCCGCCGCGCGGCACGATACCTTGCAATGGTTATTTGCGGAAGTAATGCCGGCGCTCGACAAGAATGCACGCGTGCGCATCCAGGCAACGCCGCTCGACCGTGAAGCCCTGCCGATGACGATCGCCGGGATGCCGGGTTGGAAGATTCTCAAATTTCCAATTCGCTATAAGGATGCGGCCGGCGAGTGGGCGCCGTCGTGGCCAGGCCGTTATCCGCTCGACTGGGTCGATAACCGCGAGCAAGAAATGTATCGTCTGGGGCTGCATCACGATTTCATGCGGGAATACATGTGCGAGGCAGAAGACCCATCCAAGAAGATTTTTACTGCATCCATGTTTCGCGTCGTCCCACGCGTCCATGTGTGGCAACCCACTTTTGCCTTTTACGATCCGGCGCGTACGGCAAAGGAGACTTCAAGCTCGACCGGCTGGGCCGTGTGGTCCTGGCTCGCAAACCGCCTCGTCGTCTGGGACGGCGGCGGCGGGGTTTGGAAGCCAGATGAAATCATCAATCATATTTTTCAAATAAATAATACGTTCAATCCCGTGCAGATCGGTGTCGAACGCGACGGCTTGGAAGAATTTTTGTTGCAGCCAATCCGTCAGGAGATGATCAAGCGCGGTGTTATAATTCCAATCCTTGCCTTGAAGGCACCCAAGGGCAAGGGTGACTTCATCGAAAGCTTGCAGCCGATATTCAATGCGAATGAAGTCGAGTTCGCCAAGGAACTCCCGGATCTCAAGGCGCAATTTCTGTCCTATCCTACCGGGCGAATCGACGGCCCGAATGCGCTAG